GTTATTTGCTGATGAAGCATGGGCTAATCATTTAGGAATAAAAGGATCAGTATTTAGAAAAGCAGGACTTAAATACCAAAATTTAAATAAAGTTAGTTTAGGTATTGAAATGCAGTCTTATGGTTGGTGTGATTTTAAAAATGGAAAATATATAAATGCTTATAAAGGTTCAATACCTGCAAATGAAGTAGGAAGACCTGTAGATGCAAATGGTAATTTTATATCATATAAAGGACATAAATATTACCAAAAGTATAATGCTGCAAATATAGCTCATGTAAAAACTATTGTAACAGGATGGATGAATAAATATAATATTCCTTTTGTATACAATTATAGTGAATTATTCCCTAATTCAGGACAAGCTATATCTAAAAATGCATTAGCAGGAAAACCAGGAGTATACACCCACAATTCAGTTAGAACAGGTAAGTCGGATGTATGGCCCCAAGCAGAATTAATAGCAATGTTAAAATCAATCTCAAGCTAACCATGTATATACCTAAGAATAGAATAAAAACCAACTTATATACTCCGGGAGATGAGTTTATGATTAAAGGTACAGACCAAATCTACTCTGGTTTTTATCATAGCTTGTGGACTGGTAAATACTTTACAGGGAAAACACAAAACGAATTACCAAAATCAGAATTGGTACCAATTGCCCCTCAATCAGGACCTGGAACACCCGATCTCCCTCCTGCTTTAGAAACTACTAATACTATAGCATTATTTTTAAATGATCCAGATCCTGTAGTAAATGAAGATCAATGGAATCAAGGAGATATAGTAACTTATTTAAAGTTAACAGGTCAAAGTACTACAGATGATAAACCTAGAGAAATGCCTTATCAATGTTACCCAAAACCAACAGAAGATGATTATGCTTTAGGGGTATTTACAAGATATTTTAGTGTAAAAGTAAATGAAGATCAATATTTAGAATTAACTAAAGAACTTTATGATTTTTTAAATAAACAAAATGCTGATTATGTTTGGGAATTATATAATGTTTTTAATCTCCAATGGACATTAACAGGTAATAGAGATGAAGTTATTATTAGTAATAGAAATCAAACCTTAATAGCTCAACAAAGATTAAAAAGAAAAGGATTAAGTAGTTTTCTCCAACTAGATTGGTCAAAATTTTATAAAACTGATTTGGAGTAGTAACATTTTATTTGTATATTAATCAAAATAATAGTTATGTTTTGGTTAGTTGAAAATAATAAACAGTTAAATACATTAAAAAGTTATTGTAAAGGAGATGCCTTTATTGAAATAATTCCCTATAGTAATGTAGAACATCCAACACAAAATGAAATTTGTGCTGTTTATATTAGGCCATTAAATTCAACGAAAGGGTATATGGTGGCCATATCCCATAGTGAGACATCTTTAATTGATTTAAACGCGCTAAAATGCGTTATATCCAATATAGATAATGTGTTTGTACGTGATAAAAAGGAGTTTCTTCATTATTTGATATTACAAAACCTTTTTGACACAACATTAAATGGGCCTACGTATATACCAGAATACACCAAAACACATAGCTATTTTTATAACAAATATCCTAACAAAAAAGATATAAACAGAATAATACCTATAGTTAAACATTATGAGTATTGTGAGAAATTATTTAATGAATTAAAAGAAAGAATAAATGAGCCAATCAACGAATTTTACAACACAAAAGCCACAGTGGTTTTCAACGCCATGGAGCAAAGTGGTATACGAATTAACAGAGAAAAATTTGAATCGCATTTTCACCCTATCGATGGAGAATTCACCTACACGCAATACAACTTTAAAACAACCACAACAAGACCCTCAAATAAATTTGGAGGAGTAAATTATGCGGCACTTAATAAAGAAAATGGATGTAGGGAAAGTTTTATCCCTCGTAATGACAAGTTTATTGAGTTGGATATTAGCGCTTATCATCCTACTCTTTTGGGTTTGTTGGTGGGTTATACATTTAGCGATAGTGATATCCACAAAGAATTTGCAAAAATGTATGGTGTGGATTACAAAAAAGCTAAAGAATTAACATTTAAGCAACTATACGGAGGAGTTTTCCAACAGTTTAAAGAGCTGGAATTTTTTAAAAAAGTTCAAGCATATACGGATGATTTGTGGGATAAGTTTCAAAATGAAGGATCAATTAAGTGCCCTATTTCGGGGCATGTTTATAAGAAAGAAGAGTTATTAAAAGAAGGTAATGAAATGAAGCCTCAAAAGTTATTAAATTATGTCCTACAAAACTTGGAGACAGCAATGAACATTCGTATATTGTGGGAAATATTTAAATCATTAAAAGGACGCAAAACTAAGTTAGTTTTATATACTTATGATTCATTTTTATTTGATTTTAAAGAGGGTGAAGAGGATTTAATGGTTGAAATTGCAAGTATAATTAATAATAATAAGTTACAAATAAAAGAAAGTTATGGAAACACCTACAATTTTAAATAATAGGGTCAATATGTATACCGTAGACGATTTCTCTGAATTCGCTACATTAAACATAAAAGATTTGAATAATAAACTATTTTGCACGTTCACAACCTTAGAGGAATTAGACCCATTAATTAATAGGTTAACTTCTACGTATTCTATTATGTACAACAAAATCTTTGTTTTGCATGTTAAGAGTAATAATGAATATGTTTGCACATATAATATTGACCAAGCAAATCTAAGCACATTACCAGATAATACTATTTTGGTACATAGAAAAAAAGAATCAAATACACTATATACTATAAATGCCTTGAATGAACTAATTAAAAGGTTAAATGGTGGAGTAGTTGATACTAAGTTTCCTATTACTTGGGAACATTACAGAAATACTATACTATTGACTCAAAGAGATGAGTTAAAAGAATTAAAGACAAAAATTTACAAAATTCTTGAAGTATAGTTAGGCTAATCGAACATTCGTTCGTATATTCATCACAATAATAAACGTTATAAAACAATTAAAAAGTTATCTTTATGGATTTAAATGCAATTAAAAATCGCTTGGATCAAATGAACAAGCAAGCTACCTCTAATAGTGGAGGTGGAAAGTCACTATTTTGGAAACCATCAGTTGGTAAAGAAGTAGTTAGAGTAGTACCTAATAAGTACAACAAACAATTCCCTTTTACAGAAATGCTATTTTATTATGGTATTGGTCAGAGAGTGATGGCATCACCTCAAAATTGGCAAGAAAAGGACCCAATTCAAGAATTTACAAAACAACTACGTAATAGTGGTGATAAAGAAAATTGGAGACTTGCTAAAAAGTTAGATGCTAAAACTCGTATTTTTGCTCCTATTATAGTAAGAGGACAAGAAGATGAGGGTGTTAAACTATGGCAATTTGGTAAAGAAGTTTATCAAGATTTCCTAAATATGGCAGCTGATGAAGAAATTGGTGATTACACGGATATTGTAGGAGGTAGAGATATTAAATTAACTACAGTAGGACCTGAAGTAACAGGAACTCCTTACAATAAAACATCAGTAGGACCTTCTTTAAAAACATCTGCACTAACAGGTGATGATGTTACTGCTAAAAACCTTCTAGAAAATCAACCAAACCCACTTGAGGTGTTTAAAAGATTTTCATTTGATGAAGTTAAAGCTGCTTTGCAAGAGTATTTGTCAGATGGTGAAACTCAAGTTTCAACAACAACTACAACTACTACAGCAACACCAGCACCAGTATCGAATAATTACTCATTAGACACTAATAAATCAAAATCTAAGGCAGATCAATTTGATGATTTATTTTCAGATGATAAGTCTAAAGGAGATGATTTACCGTTTTAATAAATAAAATATATGGCGAGAAAGAAAAAAACACTAGGGGAAGCAGTCTCTAAAGAAATACAATCAAATTTCAATTTAGATGCTTTTAAAACTAAAAAAGGTTTAAAATCTAATATTAAATTTAAGGATCAAGACTGGATTCCTATTTCGTCAGCATTCCAAGAGGTAACTTCAATTCCAGGTATTCCTATGGGGCACATTGTGCTCCTTAGGGGTCACTCGGATACGGGTAAAACAACAGCACTTTTGGAAGCAGCTGTATCAGCCCAAAAAAGAAACATTTTACCTGTTTTTATTATTACAGAGATGAAATGGTCTTGGGATCATGCTAAAATGATGGGGTTAGAGGTTAATGAAATTAAAGATGAAGAAACCGGTGAAGTTGAAAATTATGAAGGTAATTTTATTTATGTAGATAGAGAAACTATTAATTCTATAGAAGATGTTGCTGGATTTATTTTAGATTTAATTGATGAACAAAAGAAAGGTAATTTACCTTATGATTTATTGTTCCTATGGGACTCTATTGGATCAGTACCTTGTGAAATGTCTATTAAATCTAATAAAAACAACAATGAATGGAATGCTGGTGCTATGTCAACTCAATTTGGTAATAGTGTAAATCAAAAAATTACATTATCAAGAAAAGAGTCATCACCTTATACCAACACATTAGTTTGTATTAATAAGGTTTGGACATTAAAAGCTGAATCCCCTATGGGGCAACCTAAATTAATGAATAAAGGTGGTTATGCAATGTGGTTTGATTCTACTTTTGTAGTAACATTTGGTAATGTTATGTCAGCAGGAACCTCTAAAATTAAAGCTATTAAGGATGGAAAACAAGTTGAATTTGCTAAAAGAGTAAATATTCAAATTGATAAAAATCATATTAATGGTGTTACTACTAGAGGAAAAATTGTTATGACCCCTCATGGGTTTATATTAGATAATGATAGAGAACTTAAAAATTACAAAGATGCTCGAAAAGAAGATTGGGCTGCTATTTTAGGTGGAGGTGATTTTAGAGTTGTAGAAGAAGGTCAGTCATTTACTGATATAACATCTTTTGAAGACGAGCCACAATAAATTTTGATTCCTGGGGTATTGTTCGTATATTCCGGGTATAAAAACACAATTATGAAACAAAAAGAACTATTTAATCTCTTGGATGGCATTCAAGAGCAAGGGGAAGAAACTGTAAAAAATGAAAGAATATTGTTGATTGATGGTTTAAATTTATTTTTCCGCAATTTTGCAATGATGAATATGGTTAACCCTGATGGAGTACATATAGGAGGTTTAGGTGGTTTTTTTCGTTCATTAGGGGCAGAAATTCGTAGAATTGATCCTACACAAGTTTATGTTGTTTTTGATGGAGCAGGATCAGCTAATAATAGAAAAAATATATTACCTGAATATAAATCTGGAAGGGATCTTCAACGAATTACTAATTGGGATGCTTTTGATGATTTAGAAGATGAACATGATGCTAAAGTAGATCAAATGGTTAGGATTATACAATATCTAAAAACACTACCAGTTAAAACTTGTAGTATAGATAAAGTTGAAGCTGATGATATTATCGCTTATTTTAGTAAAGTAATCCCTAAAAAACCAGAAGATAAGGTATTTATAGTTTCTTCTGATAAAGATTTTCTTCAATTAGTAAATAAGAATGTTATTGTATATCGTCCTATGGAAAAAGAATTTTATACTGAAGAAACTATACAAGAAAAGTATAAAATGTCTCCTAAGAACTTTATTTTACATAAAACTTTATTAGGTGATAATTCAGATAAAGTTAAGGGAGTTAAAGGTTTAGGTGCTAAAGGGTTATATAAAAAATTCCCAGAATTAACAGAACGAGATTTAACATTAAATGATATTTTTGACATATGTGAATCTAAACTTAAGGAGCATGTAGTTTATGCTAGAGTAATTCATTCTAGAAATGATTTAGAAAAAAATTACAAAATAATGGATTTAGATAATCCTATGATTAGTAAAGATGATGAAAAATATTTAGATGCGGTTGTTAATTCAGAAGTCCCTCCGTATATTCCAGATCAATTCGTAGCATTCTATAATCAAGATAAACTTGGGGGTATGATACGAAATGTTGAGTTTTGGGTAAAAGAAATTTTTGAAAAATTAGTTATAAAAAAATAAGTTATATGACATTAGTAAATTTAAACCATTATGGTATTCACTTTCAAATTAAAGCAATATCTTCGTTGCTTACACATAAGCAATTTTTAATTAGTATACATGATGTATTAAGTGAAGAATATTTTGATAATCAAGCACATAAATGGATTATTAAAGAAATATTAAGGTATTATGATAGATATCATACTACTCCTTCAATGGATATTCTTAAAGTTGAGGTAAAAAAAATTGATAATGAAGTATTACAACTGTCTGTTAAAGAACAACTTAGAGAAGCATACCAAGCTTCTGAAGAAGATTTAGAATATGTACAGGAAGAATTTTCAACATTTTGTAAAAATCAACAACTTAAAAAAGCATTACTTAATAGTGTAGATTTACTTAAAGCGGGTGATTTTGATGGTATTAAACATTTAGTAGAATCAGCATTAAAAGCAGGAAATGATAAAAATGTAGGACATGAATATAATAAAGATATTGAAACTAGATTTAGGGAAGATGCTAGAACTACTATTAGTACGCCTTGGCCTAAAATTAATGAATTACTACAAGGTGGATTGGGAAATGGAGATTTTGGCCTCATATTTGGTAATCCAGGAGGTGGTAAATCTTGGTCGTTAGTAGCATTAGGAGGCTATGCTGTAAAAATGGGTTATAATGTAATTCATTATACTCTAGAATTAGGAGAAGCTTATGTAGGAAGAAGGTATGATGCTTTTTTCTCACAAATACCAGTTGATAGAATTCTTCAGAATCGAGAAAAGATTGAGGATATAATTCCCCAATTACCTGGAGAATTAATTATTAAAGAATTTCCAACAGGAAGAGCAACTATGTCTACTATAGAATCACAC